AACATTGGTTAACATGCTGGAGCGTGCCAAGCCGTGCTTCAGCAACATGTGGATTGAGTGGGATGAAGACTTTAGGCAGGACATCATCAACCGCGAAATGAAAAAGGCTGGCCTGCCGCATGACGAGTCCAAGGCCGATGTTGCAGATCGAATCGGCTATCACATCATGGAGATCAACGGCCAGCCCATGTTCACAAACTACATGGTGGTCAGAGATGACTTTGATGAAACCAAAAACGTCAAAGGCCCAAGGGCTGATCAGGTGGTGGGGATGCCTATTGGGTTCTATATGTCCAACGACGGGCCATTCACGCATCATGAACTAGATCAAAAGTTTGATGCATCTGTACCAGATGATCGCGCCTTTGAAATGGACATGGACATGACATCATCAGCTTTGATCGGCGCTTGGTATCTGGATGAGTGGGAAAAGAAAGGCAAGATGGACGCCGCGCTGGAACGCTGTTTCATGCAAGTACAAAGCGCCCCGATGCATTGGTCGATGCCAGCCAGAAAGTTTGATGAAGGCTGGACGCCCCGTGAAATGACTGAATACAAGGCACGGGCGCTGATGTCTCAAGCTGGTGATGGACGGTTCCTGATCGCGTTGCTGGGCCTGTTGAACTATGATCTGATAGCCCATGAAACAGTTCAGCCAGCAAAACAAATCGATCAAATCAAGTTTGGCCGCAAGGTTCCGAAAAATGAATACAAGGTGGTCACGATCAATCTGCCCAAGCCGCGCGGCAAGCGCATATATGACCAGATGTTCACGGGGCATGGCACACCCAAGCGGGAACATTGGCGGCGCGGACACTGGCGCACCCTCAAAGACGCGAGGGGCAACGTGAAGAAGCGGGTATGGATAGGTGAGATGAAAGTCGGTGACCCCGCTTTAGGCACCATTATCCATGACTATGAGTTGAAGGCAAAAACGAAATAGGGGGGAACACTCCGTGGCGGCGGGGGGCAGTAGGTTTGCCCACGTCCAGCGCTTTCCTTTCGCGCGACACAAGGCCAGAAATCTCTAGGCTCGATTCACCCGATGCAACATTGGATCGATCTGTGGGCAAAGCTCAGTTCCCTTAAAAAAGTTTGAGCTAATTTCTGGAACACCTACGCTTTCCCTCTTCTGCGTGGTGGAAACAGTACCATGTTTTCCCAAAGTCAAAAGAGAATGAGCCAAATTCTGTTTCACATATTTGACAATGATGCGCTTGATGCACCTTCTGCTTTGGCTTGTCATAGCGGGTGTCAAATTTTTTGGTTCGTTTGATTTTGTGCCACCTCACTTGTTGCGTGACATCCAAGCAGATGCGCCCATAAATGCGCCCACAATACCAGCGCCCGAAATGTAGAAAAGGTTGCTCAAATCAGCCAGTGCCTGCACCCGCTCGACTGACACGACGAACATCGCGCCTGTGAACGCACCCATTCCGACCAAGGTTGCCGTGGCCATCCGACGTTGCGCCCGTAGTTTCCGCAGTTCGTGTTCAGCCTGCCTAATTTCTTTGGCGTGGGCGAGTTCTTCATCTGTGATTTCACCATCGCCGTCCAGATCATACTGAGCATATTCGGTGTCCTTTTCAAATTTCTTAGTCATTCCATTGCCTCTTTGATTGCCTTGAGAGTCTCCTGAACAGTCATTTCTTTCTTGGCATTTGGATCATACTTGCATTGAAACTCGTGTGGGATGTGATCCGACTTTTTGAACACCATAGATTCGACGGTGTTGTTTGCGCCTCTGTAAACGCAAATCATGGTGTTCTTGTTCACTGATTCGCACTTAGCCTTCCTACAGGTGGTCATGATGTCGGCGGCGCTTGCTGTGTGCGCCTTCAAGAGCAACACAAATCCAATGAGAACACCCCCACCCAAAATTACCAAAAAAATCCAAGCGAAAATCTCGACAAATTTTCTGCGCTTTTCACGCTGGGCATAGAGTGTTTCTTGACGTTGCTTCCTGATCTTGGCCTCTGTTGCAATCAAATCCGTCCACGCTTTCTGACCTAGAGTAAGCTGTATGAATTGCCGAAGCTCTTCACGCTGTTGCTGGGCCTTGCGCTTAGAGGCGAAGATAGACATCGCCTCTTCTTCCACTGATCTGCCAGCGAACAGTTTTTTGAAAATCGGGGGGTTCTTGGCCTCTCGCTCTGCTTGGTCGAGATCACTGAGCGCGCCCATCCACCGCCCGATATCGGACATCATAGATTCTACATCGCGTCCTGCTTGCCACGCCCCCCTCTAAACTAAGTCAGAGGGGAGCGCGGCCCTATTGCAAAACCCTTTTTGATGGTGGTGAAAGCCGCGCTTGCGGTAGCCATCGCCGTAACTGGGTCAACCATAAATACAAACTCGTTGAAGCCCGTATGGACTAGGTTAAACGCCATCTGGCTGATTTAGCCTATCAAAAATACTCTGTGATGACTACGGGCGGGTCATATGTTTCTAATATCTTTTTCTTGAGCCGATAGACAGATGTCATCGTTGCCTTGCTTTTCACATCCTCAATGACTCGATTTCCTGACTTGGTTACATAGCTGAAATCGGCCACATACTTTCCGATTTTTGTGCCATTCACCATCAACGGAAACTCAGGTTGCAGTCTCAGGTTGGATATGTGTCCAGCCTTTTCCAACAGCAGGAGATCACTATACCTTGCCGCCTCTTTCTTTGAGTCAAAAGTGATACCATCGATGACTGTTTTTTGAGCATTGTATTTGTTGCGGCGCATAAAAAATCCTAAACGGCAAAAATAAAGTTGACATTAGTAACCGCGCAAATTAAGGCTAATGGTTCAACCACGAGGACCAACAAAATGAAATCAGTATTCAAAAAGCACAATGTGCGTCATTTGTCACCATCCACAATCAACCTGTGGATCAGCCAGCCAGCCCTATGCCTCTTGAAGATTGCAGGGCTGACTGACAACGAGGCGGGGCCGTCTGCATGGCGGGGATCAGCCGCTGACCGCGCAATCACCAAAGCAGTATTTGAGCCTGACACCAGTCATGATGAACTAGTTGATCATGCTTTGAGCGTCTTTGATGACTATCAGACTAAAGCCAGCAACGAACATGATTCAGAGAAGATTGGCAAAGAGCGGGACAACATTTCAAAATACGTTGAGGTAGGCACTAAGTTTTATCGGGCCATCGATGAGACGCCTGTAGAGGAACAAGGCAGGGTCAGGGTCAGCATTGGCGACATCGATGTGCCTTTTCTTGGATATTTTGATCTTCTGTATGATGACAAGGTGCGCGATATCAAGACTGTCGGCAGGGCGGTGTCATCATTGACCAACGCCGCCAGCCGTCAGGGTTCGCTCTATGCGCTGGCTACACGGCGAGAGGCATGGATTGATTACGTCACCCCGAAAGAGGTGCTTTCTTACAAAATACCAAATCCAGAATATCACATCAGACAGTTGGAGACAGCCGCCAACGGCCTGAAAACCGTGCTGTCTCACTCGGACGACATCATAGAGTGTTGTCAGCTTGTCTATCCCGACCTTGATCACTGGATGTGGTCAGAAACAATGAAGAACATTGCAAAAGACGTTTGGCAGATGGAGATGCAAAATGAAATGTAGTGAAAAAATCAACGAGCTTCTGACCGCTTTACACACGGCCCGTCAGGGTTTCAAGGAATTGGAGAAGAACGGTCAGAATTTTTATTTCAAAAGCAAAGCTGGCAAGCCGCATATGTACTCGACGCTTGATGACATATTCAACGCCTGCAAGGATTCCCTGTGGGAGAATGGCGTCGAGGTGTTCTATAGCACTGCGTTTGACGGCACGTTCAATATTCTCAGCACCACCCTTGTCCACATCTCTAGTGGGCAATGGATGCAGTCAGATACCGCTATCGGAGACAGCGCCACCAAGCCGCAGGAAATCGGGTCAGGGATCACCTATATGCGCCGCTATCATATTCAGGCCATGCTGAATCTTGAGGCCGATTTTGAGGACGATGGCAACATCGCTCATGGTAGATCGGGCGACAACATAATATCACCGCCTGCAACGCCCAATAAAGCCTCTACAGCGGCCTTTGACTATTCGGGGCCACCATATCGGGTTTTCGATGGGAACGATGAGTCTGCGCGTTTCCAAGAGGTCAAGACTTGGGGCCGACACATGAAGAACCACGGTTCTGCCGCAGACGTTAATCGACGCAAAGCTAATCCTCTGAATATCTCAGAGGTCAAGCGCATCAGGTCAGAGGTGCCACATCATCAGATTACAGAGGCCCAGAAGGCCAAGATGTTAGAATCTATAGACGGGCTGGGCATGTCATGAAAACCAAGAAGGTAACCAAGCTCTGGAAGGGCAAATTTGTTTCAGTACGCGACTATGAGGTTGACGCCGCCATCAAGAAGGGGGGCTTGAAAATATTGCATGGCGATCAATCGATGACACTAACGATTGACGAGTTGAAAAACCTCAAAACCACGTTAGGCCAGACCGTCACGGGTAAAGTGACAGGCAAATCATACAGGCTCTTTGATATTGCTTGGACGCCGCTGGCTGAAGATTCACAACAGGAGAAGTTGATATGAGTGAAGGATACGACAACACTAATTCTGGACTACTGTTTCCAGCTAACGGCTCACAGGTTGTCAGGCAGGGCAAGATAGACATTGAAGGTGAAGAGCATAACGTCATCATCGTCAAATGTACGACTGCCAAAGGCAACACCGTGTTTGAAATTCACAAACAGGTCGGGGTGATGTTTGAGGCAGACGCAGACAAGGATTTTGACTCGCAAGGAAGCATCGACATCGGCCACGGCAAAATGAATGTCTGGGCGCGAAAAAAGACCAGCAACAATGGCACACCCATGACAGCCATCAGCATGGCTAGGCCCAAGCAGGAAACGCAATCAATCCCTGTGGTGGCAGAAACGCCTGATCTGGATGGTGTCGATGATATCCCGTTCTGATGGGCAAACGCTACCAGAACAAAAAGCACTTGAAATGGATACACTCGCAACAGTGTATCCTTCTAGCTAACAGGGACTGCTTGGGGCCGATACAGGCACACCACTTGCTGAAGCCGTGGGAAGGCGTCAGAGGCGCGGGGCTAAAGGCCACTGACAGAAATGTCGTGCCTCTGTGTTTGCGCCATCACATCATGCTTCACAAGCGTGGGAATGAGCTTGCGTTTTTTGATGAGCAAACTGGCAACCCTGACACTGGGAAACAAAACGCTGAATTCTTCTGGGAAAATAGCCCTCACAAGGAAAGAAAATGATGTTTCACGGGCCGCGCAAATATTCGATTGCCCACTGTACAACTGGACAGTACGAAGGCAGAAAAATGATTCTCGACGCTGATATTGAGAAGGCCGTTGATTGGTTGCGTGACAACGCAGAGGATGCCGCCAAAAGTAGGGCTTACAGAATTTATTTGGAAGAATACCGAAAGTCGCTGAAAGCGATGATCATGGCTGAACACAAGGACAAGCCCGTCTCTGCCCAAGAGCGTGAAGCCTATTCTGATGAGCGGTATATTCAGCATTTAGACATCTTGCGGATTGCAGTTGAGGAAGATGAGAAGAAAAGATTTCTGCGGATGGCGGCAGAAGCTAAGATTGAAGCGTGGCGCAGTCTGTCTGCGAATCACAGGGCGGTAAAGCTCTGATCTATCGGTTGTGGATTTTGATCGAATCAGACTAGCATGGGCTTTCCTCCCTAAACTGGCCCTGCTTCTGGCGGGGTCTTTTTTATTAGATGGTGTTGACAATAGTAACCATAAAGATTAGATTCTAGAGAATCGCAAACCACGGAGACTTAAATGGCCAACCACGCAGAAATCACCACCAAAGAAGCATGGCTCTTTTCAGACTTTGGCGCTGAGTACGCCGCTAAAGTTTTTCCCGCTGAAATGATTGAGGCTCTGCCCCGTTATGTGCGTGGTGACAAGGCTGGCAAGATCAAGAACCACCTGATTGAGTGGGACAAGGTTGAGCGCGGCGGCTGGATCACTGGTGGTCAGGGAGTTGAAACTCGTGTCGGCAAGGTTATCCGCGCCCGTTTGATTAAGCGGGATTGGGGTCAGCCGTCACAGGTGGTAGCAGAGTTTGCCAAACTCGATGGCAAATGGACTCAGGTTTAATCAACAACTACGGAGAATGAAATGACCTACTTTGAGCTTAGACTTTTCAAGGCAGATGGCACTTGCTTTCGGGTTGACGAGATCGGCAACCTTGCCGACGCAACCGCGAAATTTGACAGGGCTGTCAAGGTTACCAGCGATTACCACAAGCTGATCGCTGTCGAGCCGACCATCGCAAAGTTGTGCGCTTTTCAAATTCAACTGGTTGAGCGCAACAACGCCATGACTTGGCTAACTGAACACAACAACTGGGTGGCGGCTTAACAGCCCCACCCCCAACCACGGAGAATGAAATGACCAACATCCGAAATTTTGATACCGAAAGAATGGATCAACTCTTGGCTGATGCTAAAGGCAAAGGCTGGAAAGTCTTGGAGCGTTACAAAAGCGACGACGGCTGGCTCACAGGCAATGTCATTGAGTATGTGGTTCTGATGAAGGGCATGGGATGCTTGGCTGAACTGGCCCATGTCCATTTATCTAGCGGCACAAATAAGGCTCATCTAATGCGCCAGTGTGAGAGCGGTGGATCAGCTTATTGGGAACCAAAATAAAACCTAATCAGGCGGGGCTTTGTAGCCCCGTCTTCAACTGTTGACGGAGAACATAATGGCAAAATATGCAAGCAACGGCTTTATCAATCTGGGACAACTTCCCTACGACAAAGCCATGATTTTGTGGACAGCATTGAATGCGGTTCACTGCTTTCACCCAAACGCACTACCAAAGCAGTTAGAGATGTTGCGTGAGCTACGCGCCAAGCTGATAGCTGGTGGAATACCAAAAGAGGATGTGGATGAACACGACGACATCCTTTCGATGTATTGGGACATGCACAAAAGCACGTTCATAGAAATGGAGAATCCAGTAACGAAAAAAGATTTCTATGCGGTTCGTTGCAAGCACCGTGATGAGGTCTTGGCAAACATGGGGCTGATTGAATTGACTGTTGACAATGGTAAACAGTTAGTGGCAAAATCGCAGTATTGAACAACCACGATTCGCAACCACGGAGAACTGACCAATGACTGACCACGCAATCGACATCGACACCGCCAAGTATTTTATCGCCACTGGTAAAGGCAACGGCATCTTCACTTTGCGGATGCGCGACGGCTATGACCCTTATGGTGACGAGAGAACTGTTCATATCTGCAATCTTTCCAAAGATGCTCAAACCGCTCTTCTCAAAGCACGGACTGTGATCGCAGAGCGAGGCGATAATCCTTGTGATCTTCTCGACACTGTTGAAGACCTTAGCCGACATAAATTTGAAACTTGGGGCGAATGTGACCCAGAGCGCGTTGGAATGATCAGAGTTGCCAGAAACGGTGGAATGCCTTGGGGCAAATACTCTGGCCAAAAGATTGCGTCAGTTCCCGTCGAATATTTTGTCAACTGGATGTTCAACGGCAACATTGATGCGCCATGCGCTGATGTGGTCAAAGAGGCCATCAGGCAACAGGTTCTGTTGCGCCGCGACGAGTTCATGGCCGTGGTTGATGCCAACAAGGCGGCTGAACAAAAGCGTCAGGAAGAGCTTGAGGCCAAGCGCAACAAGTCGAATCACGTTGGCAACATCAAAGACCGCATCGACATCACCGCCACAATCACATTTGTCAAAGCGATTGAAACACATTTTGGCGTTTCACTTTTGACAATCCTTGAAAATGAACAGGGCGACGTTTTCAAGTATTTCGGTAGTGCCGACCTTGGTGACAAGGACGACACCATCACGATCAAGGCTACCGTCAAAGACCACGCAGTATATGACGGCGTTAACCAAACCGTCATCTCACGCCCAAAGGCAAACTAAAAGGAACCATGAAGATGACATCACCGATTCACATTGACGATATGCCTGTTGGCACCCAGAGGTTCAGGGAGTCTTTACGGCTCATAGCGGCAAACCCACGCCCTGATATTATTCAAACCGCCATAAGCCATCTTTCAGAGGATGAATGTGTGACCCTGTTTAATCTGATTACAGACATGGAGCATTTCCTGAGAGATCGCCAGATGGCTTTCCAGAGGATTTAACATGACGCCTAACGAGTTCAAAACAATCCGATTAGGGCTAGGACTATCTCAAACAGAGATGGCGAAACTTCTTGGCTACACAACCCGCGCGATGATCTCACGACTTGAGGGGGGTAGTAGAGTCATAACACCACGAATGGCCTTGACAATAAAACTGTTGATGGAGAAGAACGATGATAAGTTGGCACAACGCACCTGAGTATTCGCGCAAGGGATACATCTACAAGCCAGACATTCATGAAGATGAGGAAGGCATCCGAAAGGCAAGCCATCGTTGTGTCAATCGTGTTGACCCCAATGATGTGATGTTAGCGCCCGACTCGCCCTATCATTGGATGACCCAAGAACGATTCAACGAGTTTGTTGATATGATGGTGAGGGTAAGATCATGAAGGGGCTTGTGGTATTATCGGCTTTGTGTCTTGGCGCTTGCAGTAGCTATGCACCGCTGGTTGATCTGAGGAGTAGTGGCGACAAAGCTGCCGTTTATCAGCGTGACGTTATGGAATGCAAACAGCTTCTGGCCGATAACTTGACTATCTGGCAGAAGGCCGTCTTAGATCAGGATGTGATGTTGAATCGATGTTTGAAAGGCAGGGGTCATTCTATTCTGACAGGGAGAGTCTAATGTTACGCGTTAGTTGGTTCTTTCGGCTTATGACAATATTGGCTTTTGCTTTCGGGCTGTATCTTGTGACCATGATGTTGTTCATAATTGTCATGAACAAACTGTTGTCCTGTAATGACTACATTTATGACCCGATGAAACAATGCGTGACCATATCGCAAATGCTTGGGCTTGGGTGATGGTCATGTTCCTTGAACCAATAACCTGTCTGGCAATGGCTATATATTTTGAGGCACGAGGTGAGCCGACTGTTGGGCAAGTCGCCGTTGCTCATGTAATCATGAACAGAGTTGAGAGCGATGATTTCCCTGACACGGTTTGCGGCGTAGTGACAGAAGGCGAAACATACACCGCCAAGCCCGATCTGCCGATCAGGCACCAATGTCAGTTCAGTTTTTATTGCGACGGCAAATCCGACAAGCCAACAGATGAAGATGCCTTGCACTGGGCCACATCTATTGCGTGGGGGGTTTATCATAAGCAGATTTATGATCCGACGAATGGAGCGGTGTATTATCACGCTGATTATGTTCAACCTGATTGGGCTGAAACAAAGCGTCCAGTGCGTCAGATTTCCAGACATATATTTTATAAGGAGAATTAGATGGCTTTAGCTATTCCACCAAAGTTGCGTGAGCTTGATGTTGGCGTCATGGCGGCTGATCAGATCAATAAAAAAACCTGTGACGCACTCATACGCCTGCACGAAGATTCAAAAAATATTGCGATGCAGGGGCGCATTCAACATGACAACACCAACGTGGTTGAAATGAACGTCCGACAAACTGAGGTGTTCGTCATCGATGAATATTTCAAATGGGTGGATGAACTGATTGTTAACTGCGCGATTGAAGCCAACAAGCAATTCAACTTCAACCTGACTGGACTGCTTGAGCGGCCACAACTTTTGAAATATGCCGCGCCGTCGCAGGGCTATGATTGGCACTTGGACATTGGCCTTGGTGATTCTTCAACTAGAAAAATCAGCATTTCTATTCTTTTGAATGACGATTACCAAGGTGGTGATCTTGCGTTCTTCACGGATGGCGAGAGCCACATCAGCCCAGATCGAGGAACTGCCGTAGCGTTCCCGTCCTATTTGCCGCATCGGGTGACACCGCTGACAGAAGGCACCAGATGGTCATTGGTTTGCTGGATAGCTGGTGAGCCTTTTCGATAAGGCGCTATCGATCTTTTTCAAACATCAGCCCCGCCAGCGTCATCAGCCTGTCCTTTTCTCTGATGCCCCTGTCAGTCAGCCTTAGAGCGCCACCTGTTCGCTCTACGAACCCGTCTTGCATAAGACCGCCTAAAATGTACTCATAAGGCTCCCTGCCCCCTAGAACGGCGATCAATCCACCAAGGCGCACATTCTGCGTATTAGACAGAAAGCTCACCTTGTGAATCTTCTTGCTCATTTCTTGCCGAAAAACTTGGTGGCCGACCTGACGCCAAATGATGCGGCGACTATAACCCCTAAAGTGTATTGATACCAATCAGGCATTGTTTCGAGAGCGGCGAATCCTTCAGCCACGATGGTTCTTCCCCACTCGCCGCAAAATGATAAAATTAAGGGTATGCTGAAGAGTCCAACTAGCCATTCATCAGCCCACGAATTTTGACTGCCTTTGGCCATAATCTTTTCCCAGCCAGCCTCGTGCGTGGCCGCTGAGACTAGCACGGCGGCTTCCGCTTCTGCCCGTGCAACCTTGGCCTTTGCGGTAGCGGCCTTCTCTTCTGCTTTACCTTTCAACCAGCCGCCAGCAAGCTCTGTTATGGCTGGGATCAATGCCTGTATCATATGATGCCCCTGATCTGTTTCAGCGCCTGCAAATCTTTGTGTCTACTGCCGCCATCGTAAGGCCATGCAAACCCACGGGTAACCATCTCCTTGTTGATGTCCATCTGACCACAAACAAAATGGCCAAGCATTCGCCCATATTTGCCATCTTTTTCTGTCTGAACTTTGAGGCTTGGACAATCCGCAAGGCGGCGCTCTAAAAACTCTTTTGCGTCCATCCCCAATTCTTTTTCTTCCAGATTCGTTGTCCTGCTTTCTGGCGCGTCAATACCAGCCAGCCTGACACGCTCTTTTTTGGTGAGGCTAAATCCAAGGTCAATGATGACATCAACCGTGTCACCATCGACAACCCTGACTATTTCTTTCACCTGATATTCATACATCTCAGAATTCTTCGCTGTCATCACCAGTGCGAATCATCTCTGCGACTCTCACAGCACGCGCCCCGACTTGTTTGGCATACTTGGAATCGAGTAATTCGTCGGCGGCTGTCTGGTAATCGCGTCTTTGCAAGCAGTCCAGAGTTTTGACGAATCCGTGAAGGCGCGGCATACCCATGTTGAACACCAAATCTGCCAAGGCTCTTTGCCTAACCTCTGACATGTCTCGCCACCAAGGCAAGGTCTTATCAAGCTCATCCTCTACAATCTTGATATCGTTTTGCAGAAGATAATCTACCTCTTCATCTGACAAACCTCTTTCACGCAGATTCCTACCCACGCCTATAGTTTCAATTCCCAAATGGTCTTTGTAGACCAAATTCTTGACGCCCTCATGAAAACGCAACTGCGTCACAAACCTATTGATATTCATATCTGCCCCCTAATCTTTGCCCAGCACACGATCAAGTTTGTCCTCAACACGATGCAATGCATCCATCACCGCTCTCATATCGTCCTTCATGTCAGACCTTGTGGCATAATCTTCCCGTGTTCTGTTAAGCAAAATCTCAACGCGCTTTAGCTCTTTGGCTTGCGTGCCAAGAAACCAACCGCCACCCAAAATAATAATTCCCATCAACCCATCGATAATATGCACTAAATCGATACCCATCAGAACGCCTCTTGGCAGGCAAACGTGATTCCATATTTACTAACATGGTCTGCATCCCATCCTAGCTCATCACTGGTCATCCGCATCAGGCAACGTGGGTTAGATACCACGATGGCCGCACTGCTGCTAACCGCAACCTTGACCTTTGGCTCAATCTGGACTGATACAATACCAGAGCCATTGCTGTCTGCGTCATCCACAACCATATACAGTTTTGACGATGCGGCACTGCCCAACTGTATATAATCGCCAGCCTTGAAGATTCCCGTGATACTGTTCTGTCCTGTGCTGATCGTCAGCGTGAAGTCACCAACACTCGCGTTTGCGCTGAGTGTATTTGACCCCGTGATAGAACCTTGGGCTGACTTGGCATCTGGATCGCCTAACAGAAACGTGCCAACGCGCCCATGCAATTTCATGAAGAATGCTTCCCATGCCGCCGCTTCAGAGCGCATCATCGGTGGCAGGCTTATCTCTGCCGTCCAAAGCGCGTAATCATACTCAAAGACCTGTTGCTGGCCCGTGAACGGCGACTCTGCCATTGCGTTTTGCCTGATAAGACGCCAAGACGAATTGCGAAACGCTGGGGTGGCGGGATGGTTTAGGGGATATGTTG